TCTGACGCGCTATTCACGGTACTCTTTGCAACCACGACATTTTCTGCAACGGTTGCCGCTGGACAGACGATCACCGGTGAAACGAGTGGCGCATCAGCCAAGATCATCATCGTTTCTACAGACTTCAAGTACGTTGTCGTAACGAGGCAGGTTGGCAGTTTTCAGCTCGGTGAAAACCTTCAAATCTCGTCAGTAACTGTGGCGGTAAATGGACCAACGAACACCACGCTGACGCAGTTTGATGACAACAAGTTCGCTGAGGCTGCAGCGAACGACTA